TTCGGCAGTCTTCTGGAGCATCCTCACGGGCCGCTCAAAGGCGACCAGCGGAACCTGCTTGAAGTCGTTGACAGCAACCTGCTTGGTCCACATCGGATATGATACCGGATACCGAGCATGAGAATCCAGGAGCTGGGCATTCATGTCAGCGGTGAGCAGGTATGAGAAATCGGACGTGCCGATTGCTTCTGCCATGCGGTCAAGCGATACCGGGCCTTCCACGGACCTGATGAGTTCCCAGACTTTTGCCCGGCGCTGCATTCCGGCAGGAGAATTCAGGTACTCTTTGGTCATTGCCTGACCCTTGCCGAAAACTTCGTTGAATTTTGTTTCAGAAATCATGATAATCACGCCACCCTGAACCCGAGCACATACACAACGGCGTCCGGCTGGGTTGCACCGGTGGCACTGGTGACACGCAGGGTACCCCCGGCGGCGATCTCATTGTATGCGTCATCGATGGATGCGGCCCGGACAACTGCCTGATCGGATCCGCTGGCTGCCATTGCATCGGTGATCGCGTTGGTACCATTCTTTACTTGGAGCGTGGTAGTCGAGACGCCGGCACCCTTCAGGACAAGCCATGCATCCATTACGTGCGTCTTGTGCGTCAGGGTTACATCGGTGTTCCCGGTTGCCCCGGCTGCGATGTTGATCCGATGAATGACGGGGATCCCGCCGATCACGTTCTTGTCGGCAACAAATTTAGTAACCAGCCCGGAAAGACCGGCTGATGCCGCCCCGACCTGCACCTTAGCCTCAGTCACTGCCTGCGCTGCAAGCTGTGTTGCGCCGATTGACCCGGCACCGACAACGCCGCCGGCATATGCATCCTTGATTACTTCGATCGTCGCGGTTGCACCGGTCGTGATGGCCTCGTTCGCCCATCCGAAGAATACCCCGGTTGAGAGGTTCGACAGGACAACAGGCGTTGCCTTCGATGCAAACAGCGGATCACCTTTTGCGATGCCGCCAGTATTGATATCGGTGACTTCAAGATCCCCGACCCAGGGGCCGAGCTTTACGACAGTTTCCCCCGTGGTGGGGTCCTCATCACCCTCTGCAATGCCGCAAAGGTCGCCGTAGATCACGACGCCTCCCGCTGCCGGGGTTGTCGGATACGTGCATATCAGCCGGAGGTTGTCCGGATCGTGTGTTTCGTTCAGCATGATTTTATGCCTCCTTTATACCGGCAAGCCGGTTGGCCTCTTCGCGGGTCTTCCCGTTGGCCTCGTATGAATCGCGGAGATCCTCGCGGGCTTTCTTGACTTCCGCTTCAGTGCCTGCCGCAAACGATCCGCCATTGTCGTGGATACCGGACCGTCCTGACTCTTTCAGGATCGCGTCGATCTCGGCTTTCTTGTCCTTGATCGCTTCAGTGACGGTGACGCCGAACTTCACGGTATCAATGCTGCCGTCCTCTGCAAGCGGAACCGCCTTTACCAGCGATTCGGTCAGGGTCTTCGATGCGGTCTCGGTGAGCTTCGCCTTTGCGACTTCGGCCGCTACGAATGTGCGGGCCGCGCCTTCAGCGATCTTGGCCCGGGCTTCCTTGAGCTGGGTTTCCAGGGTCGTGATGCGGGTAGCTGATTCTTTCATCTTGTTCTTCTGATCTTCGTTCAGTGCGTCGATCTTCAGGGCTTCGCGCTCCTGTTTTCTGATCTCCGCTACGACTTCGGGATCGCTTGCAAGGATCTCCGTAAGCCTGATTGAGAGCTGTTTGGATTCTGTCATTTTCTTCCTCTGGTTGTTCGACTGCGATTCCTTGAGCACTTCCGCGATACTGCGAGAATGCCCCCCGGCACCCGGGATAGTGACGAAATCCACGGAATTGAACGGGCTGGCCCGGAGTTCCGTGATAATCCGCCCCTTCTTGCCGTCCGGGGCAACGCCATCCTCCGCGATGCCGTCAACGTAGTGGGAAACGCCGATCTTGCCGGAGAGCCATTTAAGATCCTCGCGGCGGTGGGGCCGGATGTCTGCGGTGGAATACACCCCGGGGCCGTCCCAGCCATCCGTCTCGTAGTGGCCTGCTTCTGCAAGCACAGCAGCGAGGGTCTCAGTGGACCGGGCCGGGTTATCGGCTTCCTGCTTGCGGGTCGGATGGTCCATGTGCATGAGCATACCTTTCGGGTATACTCCCATTTCGCAGGCTTTCCGGAGTTGGGCCTCACCGTAATAGCCGCTGGATCCCCACCCGGGCCGGATGATGTGAACATCGATCAGACCCGGACGGGCACCGGATTCGGCCGATTCGCGGAACCGCATAACGTCGCCGGAGATGAGCGTCGGTTGATCAGGGATAGTTGACACCCCCGAAAACAGTACAAAATGGCGTTGTGGTTGCCATTACGTAGATTGGGGAGTAAAAAGTATATAAGCAAGGACGGAAGTATACCACCGGGGTAAAAAAGATGGTTTATCCTCGTTGTGATGCCGCTTGGTACACCATATAGCATCGGCATCCCGGATCAGTGGGCGGTTCGGTATCCCCGGATGAAAAGGTATGCCCCATCTCAACCCACCCCTCGGCCTCATTCGCGGCATGTTCCGGCCTGACCTTCTCATCGTGCGAGGTCATCCAGTGCTCTTCCATCGTTACGCCATCATCTTCAAGGGATTTGGCAAACGCATTGTTCCCCGCTTCATACGCCTGCCCGCTTTCAAACACCGCGATCCTTTGCGCCCGGTCTCTGCTTATAGGTCCGTCGAACAATTTCCGGATCTCTTTCGCTGATTGACCGTACGACCATCCCTCATCAATCGCGGTGGTCATCAGGCGCTTGATACTTTCGCCGGTTGTTGCCTGGATTCCACTGATATACTGGGTGCTCCCCCCGGTCTTCTGAAACCATGCGACCGCCCGGGGATTTGCGAGATTAAATGTGGTGCCCGGCTTCTTGGAGGGATCGATTGATAGCATCTTGCTAAGCTGGTTTCCCCCGGCCTGCACGCCATCACTTTCCACGCCCGCGATCACGCGCTGTAAGTCATCGAATGTTTCTGAATCCACTTCAGACCAGAGCCGATCCATATCGTGTGTGGTCAGGAACTCGTTTGGGTTTGCGACCTCACGCAGGGCCCGGTAAGATTCGGTGAACAAGAAATCGTAGCCTTTGAACTTCTCCAGCGTGATATCCCGCTGCCTGCGGAAAAAAGCGGATATTTTAGGCCGGTGTTTTGCAGCGATTCGGTCGATTTCCCGGCGCTTGAGCAGGCCTATGGCTGCCCGGTTGAGACGATCGGTGGCTTCTTGCAGGGGGGTCATACCGGCGCGGCTTTTTTATCTTTCATCATTTCAGCGACGGCGGCGTTCATCTCATTGGTTGCCTGCGTGAGGTTATCCAGTGCTGCCGTATCAGCCGGGTTTGTGGCGATTGCGTCCATGATTGCCTGTACCATCTCATCGATCGTCATATCGTCAGGCACCTTGATATCCATCGCTTCGTATGCTGCCCGAATAAAGTCCTCCGGCCGGATGGTGCCGGCAAACTTACCAGCCTGCCCAAGCGTGGCGGCCTGCGTGAGGGTCTGCAGGTACGTAAGAGCGTCCTGCGCACGGATCGGAGGGAACGATACGGTGAAATCCCGGTTATTGAGGATGAACGTGAATACTTCCTCGAAGGTCTCGGTCCACATCGTTTGGCGCTCTTCGATGATCGGCAGGAAGTTCGCGGTCATCTCCTGCGCGGATGCCCGGTTGCCCGTCTGGAGGTTACCGGTTATCATGTTTTCCGGTACACCCGTGGAGGCGCAGACCTGGAGCAGGAAGTAACGGGAATCCCCGGGACCAACGATCTTGCCGCTGCCGGCATCGATCACCTTGAAATCGTTGCCTTCCGTCGCAATGATGCCGTCCCCTACCTGTTGCTGGTGATGCCCGTGCTGCTCGTGGTTGAACTGAGTGGATAGTGCCGATACTTGCGCCTCCCCGCCCTTTGTCGTGAACATCGTAGAGTACTTGCGGATGATCTGCACGATGGCGGCGAAATCCAAAAGGAACTGCTCATAGGCCCGGTTCCATGGCAACGCTGAGGTATAAGGAGAGAGTGCCCATTTCTGCTTTGCTGCCCGTCCTTCGCTCATCTGGTATACCACAATGGACGGATCGACGAGATACCCGGAGAATTCGCGGGGGAGATTGTTTTCTGGCGAGGTGTTGAAAATCGACGGGTACGCTACTGTTTTCTTCCCGCCACCCGGGGGAGCCCACGACCGGACGTAATACAGCGGGGTATCCCCATCGTTAGGATCGAGGATAACGTCAGTGATATCGTACGCGGTCCATACCCTGACCTGTACCGGGCTCTCATCGATCCACATTGCCAGATAGATACTCCCGGCTTTCTGGATCTCCCGGTCGGACATGGCGAGCGCCTGCGCACCGAATATGGCGTTGCGGTTGCGGGGATCGCCCATGATCTCTTCGATGAGGGTTTTGTTCGCGTCAATTTCTGATTCAATAGAGAATGACAGCCCAAA